TGAATTCCATTGTGTGTTGATTTGTTGCCATTCCAATGTTGCAAATGTAGGGTTACGGGTTATTTGCCCGATGCCTTGCGCCCACAAAGTGCCATCACAACACTTTTTTGAATATGTGTTTTTGTCTTTGCACAAACACGCCCGTGTTCCACCGCCTTGTGGTGAACTCCGTGATGGTGTTTTCCATCCGTTCTGGGTGTTGTTCGGGTTATTTGGATCGTTCCAATTGCTCATTTTCGTAAAATTATGCCCAACAATAAAGCCAGTAACAAGGCCAAACCAATTCCCACCATCTGTGGTATCTTGATGCGTTCTTTGTACTGAATTTGTGGTGGTAGTGTAATTGTCTTTGTGTATCGGATGGTATCGGCCTTCACAATTGTTTGCACTCTTATCACATCGTGATTTCGATATACAATCGTTTTAACGCCATCTTTTTCAATTGTGAGGGTATCAATCGTTTTTGTGGTGAAAGTGTCTGTAATGGTCACAGAATCACGCACAAACACCGTATCAATGCCGTACACACTTATTTGTGCCATCTCTGGGCATTTCTTGATGGCTTGTTTCAAATGATACTGCGCTGAACACCCCGTCAAAAGAAATAAAAGTGTTAATAATTTACCACCTTTTGAAAACAAATCACAATTGGCGGGTTTCACGATTTTTAATTCCGTGAAGTATTTGGTCAATTTCTTGACCTTTTCATCCTTTGGCTTGTATGTCTTTTTTACAAATTCCATGTAACATAGTTGGATGGGTTGGTGTTTGGGTATTCTCCCGCTTGTTGATCCTCCGTGTATTGACTAAACAATTGTGGGTAGTAACTCAAATAATCAACAACCCTACGGCGATAAGTTTCCGCGATGTTTCTTTGGCGTTGCACCAATGAATCCAATTCGGTTTTATCGGGCAATGTGGTGTTTTCGGGTGAGTTACGCAAAATACCCGCATTGGTTACCTCATAACCATGGAACAACAACAAATCGGCCATGGCATAATGAATTAACATCGGTTGTACATAGTGCGAAACCAAAGTTTGGTAATTGCCCGTTAATGTACCCGCTTCAACCTGGGTTAAAATGTACCGATACAATTTTGTTCCCAACAATTCTTGAACTTGAATATCTTGGGCGATTTTCACGAATGGATAGATTTTGTCTACATCCACATTACCACCCAATTGGGTGTATTTGAAAATCAACTCTTTGTCGATTAATAGAATATCATCGTTTGCGTACATCTTATTTGTTTTTTAATGAACCTTTGTTTGGCATATCAATCGGTCTTGTTTTGGCAGTATCCCACCCGCTTGGTGAAAATGGTACCCCCGCCTTATCCGCCGACTTGTTTGAAACCTCGTTGTAATTTTCCAAGTTTCTGTTTTCACCCGTTTCACCAGGTTGTTTTGGCAAAAACTTTCCTTTCACTTGCTTTCTTCGGAATGTCAATCGTTCCCATCTGTGATGGCAATTAACCCCGCCTTTGTATTTCCAAATTGAATAGGTCGATTCACCTTGTGGTGCGAATTGTCCGTTCACTCCCGCATCACCCATGGCAATGATATCTTCACGGCGATAAATTACTCCCCCTTTGGATTCTTGAACCATTGCAGAACAAAACTGCCGTGAATTGTTGGATACGAAATTAGGGCCGTACCGATAACGGATTTTGTACACCCCTTTATCGTCATCACTTTTTTTATTGGGGTTTTCATACGCCAAGTTAAATTTCAATTCTTCATCGGCATCGGTAACTTCCGTAACATCAATAAGTTCCCACTCATCCGTGTTAATTGTTTCGCCCTTGCCTTTCAAATGTTCCAACCAAGAATTTTCATCCTCGATGGTCATATCATTCAATTCACTCTTTTTTTTTTGACTTGACAAGGATACGCCCGTTTCTTCTTCACGGGTTTCATCATCAATGACATTGCCACTCAAATCGGTGAATTCCAAAGGTTGTAAGGTCTTGAAATAAAGATTCAAATTGTACCCATTGAAGTTTAACACCTGGGTAACGGCATCAATAATCAATCTTTGGAATGGTCGTACTACCACATTATCAAAAAGGATAGATGCGGTTTTCATTTCATCGGCATTGTTACCGAATCCCGTGTTATCCTTAATACCCAACAACATTGGTGAAACAACGCGGTGCGATACCATAATTTTTTGCATCGCCTCACCACTCAAAAATTGATATTGGTTGTGGGCATCACTCAATTGCACGGGGGTAATATCCGCTTTGGAATCTTGCCCATCGTTCCACGAAATAATAAACCGACCTGCATTGGATGAACCACCAAACTTTTGTTTGATTTGGGCTTCAACTGTATCTTTTACCTCTGCGGGTGGTTGCCCATTGTTGAAGTTTATCAACATTGAAGGTGCCAAACCATTCATGATGTTGTTGATGTGGAAATTGGAAATCTCCGCTTCCAAGTTGGCATATTGCGTACCTCCTTGGTAATCCACGGGTGCGAAGTAAAAAGAACCCGTTGAATATGGTTTGATTGTAAGGATACATTCGTTTGCGTTTTGGTCGTAACCAAATGCCCTAAACTCAATTGGCGTATGGCCACGCTTCAAATTCGCCCAATCGGGGCAATAATAATACTTTTCAATTTCACCCTTTTCGTTGCACTTTGCGGGGCGAAGGGTTTGTTGTGGAAAGTGTTTGGCTTGTACATACTTTTTGCGATCCTTTGACTTCACCAATTGGAACGATGCTTGGCCCAACATTTTCAAATCCATGGCAATGGCACGGATGCAATCGTTGGAAAACATCTTTTTGAATTCAATGTATCCCGCCAAATCCCGTGATGCCTTTGTTACTTCCAACCCTTTACCAAAAATTTGGTCAACTGTGCCTTTGATACACGCGTTGTTGGTTGGTGATGAATGGTACAAATCAATCAAATACTGATAATAGTTGTTATCATCGCCGTATTGCACCCAATCTTTGTTCTTTTGCTCAATGATGGATGGTGCGGTGTATGATTGAAGTTGTATAAATTCTAAACTCATAGTGTTTTCCAATTAGGTGTACCTGGGGCAGTCGTTGTAAACTGCTTCCAAGTGTTGTAAATGTTTGTTGTTCCCGTAATCCAATATCCCAATACCTCCCACATCAACACATTGCCGTTGTAAACCCTAAACAACAATTCATCGGTGTTCTTTGCCACCGCATTGATTGATGTCAATGTAGGCAACGCCATGGTGATGAATGAATAGGACTTTACACACGCCGTGGTCACTTGTACCATTGTTTTGGTGGGTTTGTGCCACACCTCAATTTTTGCAGTCGCTACACCCTCAAAATCCACGAATGGTGTGAATGTGATGTTGGTGGATGTTCCGTTGATGTGCATACCTACAAAACGCCATTAATCGTTTTTGTTACAAATCAAAAACCCCCACCATTGGTGAGGGCTTCCATAACTATTAAAACTGAATCTAAATTAAGCAGCAATGGTAATAACACTACCCATTTCTGTATAGTTATCGGCATCAACCGCCATCGGGGGGTTTGGTTCGCTTGACATGAAAGTCAAAGTGTTCAAACGGGCATCACCCATTTGTACGCCCCATGATGAATTTCCACCATTGGCATCACAACCCAAAGTTGCACCAATCAACCAAAATTGGTCGTTTCTATCCCACACGATGATTTGCCATCTACCTTGGGTTAAAACTTTCAATTGATCCATGTCGGAATCCCCAGTTACGGGCGTTTTACCGCTTGGTTTGAATGACAAAGTGAAGGTTGTTTCGTATGCTGATGTTCCGTTGTCACGAGAAGCAATCACAGTTGTTTCCAATGTTGACAAACCCTTTAACTCCCAAAAATTGCCCGTCAATTTTACGGGTGGAGTTGCACCATTGTTTAGTTGGGTAACTAATCCAGAACCATCGGTTGAAATGGTGTTGGTAAATTCAAATGGCACGAAAAACGCACCTTTAATACCACCGACAAACTGCTTACATGGTTCGTATCTGTTGGCTAATGTTCCACAAGTTGGCATATTTTTCTATTTTATATTGTTCAAAAAAAAGGGGTGGGTGTTAGGCCCACCCCGTTATTTTATGTTTTACCTCAAATTAGGTTACATTAATTACAACTTGTTGGGTTGGGTTGGTAGCAATGATACCACCTGTGAAACGCATGATTACACGAACATTCTGTGAACCATCAATATCGCTCATGTCGATAACCTTCACTTCGTTGTAATCGCTCAACAAACCAGTTCCAAAGTGCAAATCGCTCTTCATACCCAATACACAATCGTAGTCGTTAAGACCAGGACACATGGTTACGGGAATACCTTGGAAGTTCATTGGCTTTTCACCAACATAGAATTGGAAGTTGTAGTTACCAGCAGACAACGCGGCTTGGTATGCTTTCATTGTGGCGGGGCCAACATAGTATTGGTAACCTTCTTTGCCATACAATGCAGCGGGTGAGTAATCCAATGCTTCTTGCAAACGAGCAACAACATTCGATCCACTTGTTGCACCCCTGAATGGGCGTACAATTGCAGAGTTATCAATCAAATAACCTACCATACCATCTTGACCAGCAACGATGGCAGAATCATACCAAAGGTTTGATTTCCAAATACCCAATTCGTTTGCTTGTGCTACCTCGGCAGCGGTTTGAGCCAACATGAATTCCTCGAAAGTTGCGGGAAGTTTCTCAAATGCGCTGAAACCCGCTTGTGCTGATTCCCATGTAGTACGCAATTGGTTTTTGCACAACTGCAAGTTCACTTGCTTTTCGATGGTGGTCAACACATATTCGCCCAATGTTACTGAACTTGAATCGGTGAAATCACAAGTTGCATCGGCGATGCTGATTGAATCTTGATAGTTACGGATAACTTCTTTGAAAGCCACATTGGGGTGCAATGTGATAAGTTCTTTTGCCAAGGTTTCGCCTGACAACAGAGCAGCCGCAATGTATTTGTTACCAAATAAACCCGCGTAGGTGTTTGGCGATACTGTTGGGCCACTCAAATGGGTTTTGATAAGATTATTTTTCATTTTTTGTGGTTAGTTGAATAGTTGATTAAATACACGATCCTTCAAAGTTTCTTCACGCTTGGCACCCAATTTGAAAATCAAATTGTTTTCTTTGGTGTTGGCTTCGGGATTGAATGGTGTGTGTGGTGCGGGTTCGGTGGCCAATTTTTCCAATAGTTCTTCGTTTTGTGCTGACAATGCAACCTTTTCGGCTTCCAATGCACTCAAACGGGCTTCAAATTTGGCTTCCAATTCGCTGATTTGCTTACTGAAATAAGATTCTTCCATTTCGGTTTTGCTTTTTACTGTGCGTTTTGGCTTCATCATTTCTTCCTTGATTTCTTCCTTCATTGGCATATCCTCGGCAACCACTTCTTCGGTGATTTCTTCCTCGGTTACCTCGGCTTCTTTCTTGGCGATTTCAACGATTGTTCCGTTTTCATCAACTTCGATGATGTTACCATCTTCCAATGCGAATTCACCTGCGGGTGCGGCGATTTTTCCATCCTCGGTTACAATAAAAACCGCTTCACCAACTGCGAAGGTATCGGCTTCAAAAATGGCTTGGCCATCTTCGGTTTTTACTTGTGCCAATTCAACCGCCTTTGGTTCTTCGGCCATGCCGAGTTTTACCATAATGCGATCCAAAATTGTTTCTGCGTTCATACTCATAAAACTTTATTATTTGTTAGTGTTAGATTTTTTGTACTCATTGAGCAATTCCTTTACTTCATCCAATACGCTTGGGGTTTTGCTCATTTTCATTTTGTCGGCAAAGTAACCTTCAATACTGAACCCTTTGAATTTGCCATCTTTGACATCGTTCCACACATCATCATTGGTAACTTTCAAACAACCCATCCAAGTTCCGATTGGGTCGGTCATACCATAGATTGCAGATTTGTCCTTTTCCATATCCTCTTTTAACCAAGATTCAACCATGCAAACGCCCTTAACTGCCAATTGGTGTTCAATGGTTGCGTTGTTTTGGTTACCCTTCATTAAGAACATTTGTGATGCCTTGGCAACTGTTTGTTTGGAAAAGTAAATGTAAAATTCATCCATTTCACCATCCACCACTTGTTTGCGGTAAATGGGTTTATCTGGAATCAATATCGGCCCCATCAAAATTCGCTTTTCGGTATCCACCTTGGCAAACTTTACTTCATGGGATTTCAATGCCACAAAATTGGATTCAATGGCGGGGGCTTCCACGATGCTTATCGCATCAATGCCACTTGCCATTTGTTGTTCATCCAATATGAGTTCTACGATTCTCATTTAATAAATTAAAGTTTTGAATTAATACGATTCTTGTTATCAAGAATTGCAGTATTAAGTGCCGATTTGGTTTTGTTTAAACCAGATAAGTACCCTTTATATTTATCCACCATTGATGTATCCGCAACACCTAAATCTTTTAATTGCTTAGACAATAGGTCAATCATATCTACTGCTTGAGAGAAATTTTTATCGTAGGAATTTAATTCGTTTTTGATTTTGCCAAATGTTTGATTCCATTTATTTGTAATCTCTCCTAAATCTTGTGCAACTAATCCATTTGCATTTTGAATATTGGTTTGAGCCAATTTAAATACTGCATCCAAATCTTTAATAGATGCCAATTCTATTTTTATTCCTTTAAGTTTCATATTTGTATTTTATATTTTGTTTTACAATGATTACATTAATTATAAAAATCCAGTTGAGGATAATGCCTTTTTGGCATTTTGCAATGCAACAATTAATTCTTCCCAACGATTAGCATCCATAATTACTTCATTAACCAAAATCGAATACCCAATATCAGTTGGTTTAATACCCAAAGCATTTGCACTCTTTTCAATTTCTTTGTACAGTTTTTCTGCCTTGTCCGCTTCAACCATTGCTAATGTTAGATTTTTTAACGCACTATCAATATTCTGGATTGCTCCGTATGCTTTTTCTTCTGCAATACCTGTGTATTTGTTAAAATTTACATCCACCGCCTTAGCATCGTCAATCAATGCCATTTCTACTTTTACGGGCTGAACGGCATTTGATGCCATGAATTTTTCGTATGATGTTTTCATATATGTATAAAACTTGTTACCCTGGGAATGTTGCATTTTGTTGGATACGGCGGTCAAGGGCTTGTTGGGTACTCATGTCCGTTGCAACTGTGTACGCCTTGATTGGTTTTTGTTGTTGACTTGCCAAACTCTTTGCAAGTTGTGCCGATGGATCCGCTGAACCACCCACGATTGAAACACTTGGCCCCATGCTTGGTGCTGCGGATGATGTATCGTTTGCACCTGGGATTGGTGTTGCAGTCATTTTACGCACATTCGCAAAACCCGTGGCGATGATGGCCGCTGCGTTAATGTATCCAATTGGTGTTCCCGCACCCGCTGACAATGCCTTGGTTGCACCCGCATAAGTATCAATGATTGCACCCGCAATGGCTAATCCTTTGGCCGCTGCCGTTTCTTCACCGATGGCATTACCAATTGCCCCCAACGCATTTGATGTGGCATCATACAATGCCATTTTGGTATCAAATTCATTTTTTGCTAACTCAACTTTTTTGGCTTCTTCGGTCTTTGCAATCTCGATACGCTTATTGGCCAATGTCAATTCCAAATCGGTTGTACTTTGCCCCGCATCTTTTCGGGCTTGGATTTGGTTGTTCAATCGGTCAATTTCCAATTGTTGCAACGCTTCTTGTAATTTCTTTTCGTTTTGGATGGTCTGGGTGGCTTTCAATTGCTCCATTGCAAACGCATCATCAATGAACTTTTGTTCATCTTGGGCCGCCTTATCTTGAAACGCTTTCAATTCGTCTTGGCGTTTCTTTTCGGCATCCAACGCAATCTTGGTCAAATCCAATTGGTATTTCTTTTCCGCTGCTTCCTTCAAACGATTCTTTTCCTTTGTGGTGTACTCACCCGCTTTGATTTCACGGATGGTGTTTTCCTTTTCCAATCGCGCTTGTTCCTCCGACCTTTTTTTATCATCTTGGATACCCGCCAAATAATTGGCTTGTTCCGCTGAACGAATGTCTTTGGCTGCGCTTGTTCTTTGGTCGGTGTATTCCTTTGCTTTCGCTGCCCGTTCCTTCGCCGCTTGTTCCGCTTCCGCGTTCAATTTCTTTTCTTCACGATTGAACAATCTGCGTTTCGCTGCCAATTCCGTTTCCGCATTTGCCACGCCAATCGTTGCTTCGCTGATTGCCTTTTTACTGGCTTCCGTTTGTCCGTTCAATTGTTGGTCAAGTTTCGCCGCCTTCAATCTATCTTGGGCAAACTTCAATTCCTTTGATGCCAAATCGGTTTCACTTTTGCGTACTTGGTCAAGTGCCTTTTTTCTATCCCCCAACGCTG